TAGAATCAGGTCTTGTTGGTAATATCGGGTTAAAACACCTTAAAGTTATCAAGGAAGACACAATCAACAAATGGGACAAATTAGGCTTTTTAGAAGGTCTTAAAGGTCACATGAGAGAAAACGTAGCTCAATTATACGAAAACCAAGCATCATTTTTAATTAATGAAGCATCATCTACATCTGATACAGGTGCATTTGAAACAGTGGTTTTCCCAATTGTTAGACGTGTATTCTCTAAATTATTAGCAAACGACATCGTTTCAGTACAAGCTATGAACTTACCTATCGGTAAATTATTCTACTTTGTACCTAACATTCAAGCGTACACTGACCCTGCAAACTTGGCAACAACGGGTATTCACTACGCACCGTATGGTTCACCAAACGCGGCTGCTGACCAAACACCTAACAGTGGTTACGACTACAACAACACTAAAGACCTTTACGATAGATTCTACGAAGGTAACGAACCAGCATTAGACCCACCAGGTTTATTTGACTATTCTAAAGGACAATATTCTGCAATTACAGCTAGCGTTGCTACTGTAGCTTGGGATGCTGACCAATTAGTTGGTTCGGCTTATACTGAATCTGATTACAGAAAAGTATTAATCGCTATGTCAGGTTTCGCATCTGATGGAGCAGGTAAATTAATCGGTCCTGATGGTCAACCAATGGATAACGAAGCTTTCTTATCTGATTTGACAATCTACGGAGCTGCTGGAAACGTTTATACTTCAGCAAACACTGCAAACCCTTATTTATTCAGAGTTGTAACTCAAAGATATGGTAAAGGTATTGTACAATATGGTAACAACAATTCTACGTTAGTATTCCCTAACAGTAAAACTGATGGTGGTCAATATGACAACTTGTGTGATGCTGCGGGTGTTATCTACTTAGAAGTTGATTTACAAGTACCAGTATGTATCACTTGTGGTGGTTCTATGGACGGTTACACAGGTTCAACATTCTCTTCATCAACTGCAACTAATAACGCGTTTACATCTACTTACAGAATCTACAAAAACTTAGAATTTGAAGATAGAATTGGTGAGGTATCGTTTGACCTTATGTCAGTAACAGTTTCTGTAACTGAAAGAAAATTAAGAGCTCAATGGTCTCCAGAAATGGCACAAGACGTTGCAGCGTTCCACAACATTGATGCTGAAGCTGAATTAACAGCTTTATTATCTGAACAAGTTGCGGCTGAAATTGACCGTGAAATCTTAAGAGATTTACGTAAAGGTGCAGCTTGGAACTTAAGATGGGACTACAATGGTTGGAAGCGTCTGGGTTCAAGTGCAGTTCCTTACACTCAAAAAGACTGGAACCAAACTTTAATCACAGCAATCAACCAAATTTCAGCACAAATCCACAAATCTACATTAAGAGGTGGAGCAAACTGGATTGTTGTTTCTTCTGAAATCAGTGCAATCTTTGATGACTTGGAATATTTCCACGTATCAAACGCGGCTCCTGAGCAAGACCAATACAACATGGGTATTGAAAGAGTTGGTACATTAGCTGGTCGTTACCAAGTTTACCGTGACCCTTACTTCCCACCAAACCAAGTGTTAATGGGACACAAAGGAACATCATTGTTAGACACAGGTTACATCTACGCACCTTACGTACCTCTACAATTAACTCCAACTATGTACAATCCGTTCAACTTTACACCAATCAAAGGTATCATGACTAGATACGCTAAGAAAATGGTGAATAACAGATTCTACGGACGTATCACAGTTGATGGTGTTAGAACATTTGACTTAAGAGAATTGAGATAATCAATATCTTATATTAGATACCAAAGAAAAGGGAGACAAGAAATTGTCTCCTTTTTTTATTTACAGAAAATTCAAATTGTTTATATTTATTTTTAGATTTTAGTTTATCAGTCCCCAGCCATAACAAGCTGTTGAGTATTCACGGACACGAAGGTATTGGTAACATAGTCATTAACTATTATAAAATTAAAGAAAATGTATTACACAACAACAAGCGTGGGCAAACCGACAGCTCACATCACAAAGAAAAAGTCGCGTCTTAAAGTCTACAACGGTAACACCGTTTTCCTTGGAGATAAGGATAATTTTGAATTTGAAATTCATAACCCGACACAAAAATCAGTTCTCTGTAAAATTAAATTGAATGGTGAATACATCTCCACAGGTGGTGTTGTTATTAAACCAGGTCAAAGAGTGTTTTTAGAACGTTTCCTTGACACTAACAACAAGTTTGAGTTCAGTACCTACGAAGTAAAAGATACGTCGGCAAACAGGACGGCAATCGATTTAAATGGGGACGTAAGGATTGAGTTCTATAATGAACAAACATATCAACCAAGTTATGGGTCAACATTATTTGTTGGTGGTAGTTTAAATACTACTATTAGTAGAGGTGTTCCCAATTATGGTGATATGACATTTACAACATCAACTTCCGCTCCAATGGCGTATTATTCTAACACGTTATCCGTTAGTAATAACATTGAAACGGGAAGAGTTGAAAAAGGTGAAAAATCAAAACAAGAATTTACTAATTCGTATCAAAATTTTGAATATAACGCATCTCGTCAAATTATTTTCAAGATATTACCATTGGGGGTTAAAAATAAAACTACAGAAGATATTAAACACTATTGTACCGAGTGTGGTACCAAGACGAAATCAAAATATAAATTTTGTCCGTCTTGTGGAAATAAGTTATAAATAAAAAGGAGTCCCGTGAGACTCCTTTTTTTATTTTAACGTTCTAAGTGATTTAGAAATAATTTCTGATTCAGTTAAAGAATACAAACCATTTCTGTATGCCATTTGAACTGCTCTAATTAACATAAATTTTGATTGGTCTTCACTTAAATTATCAATCAAATTATCAATGTCTTCAGGTTTGTATATTGCTACTTCTTCAAATAGATGTAAAATTGGTTGCTTCTGTTGTTCCATAATCTGTTATCCGTATATTTATAGTATAAGTATATGAAAAAAAATAGAATAAGTGAAGCAACTGGTTCATCAAATGCGGGAGCGTTTAAAGTACCAATAGTTTTATCTCCACAACCTTGGAAAGAAAATCAAATTGCGCCATTCACAGATTCTGTATATAATTACGATAATGCCGAATTAGCTTATCAAGAAGCTGATGGTGATTTTAAAGAAACTCCTGAAGAAAGATCAAGGATTGAAAAGAAAACGGATATTATGGCTAAAGTTAATGAGTATTTAAAAAGTTTTTATACTGGTCAAAATGATGAGGATGGAGGTGTTCTTGGTGACATTGAAGACCCTGAAAAAATTATACAACAAGCTGTGGGTCCACTAAAAGAAGATTTGGCTGTTTGGTTTGGAACAAAGAAAAAACCAAAAGGTAGTAAACAACCTAGTGGTCCTTGGGTTAATATTTGTAGAAAAAAAGAAGGTGGTGGTCATCCACCGTGTGGTAGACCTGAGGCAGATTCTAAAGGTTATCCTAAATGTAGAGCCGCAGGTGTTGCTTCCAAAATGACAGACGCTCAAAAAAAATCAGCATGCTCTCAAAAAAGAAGAGAAGAGAAAAAAGACCCTAAAGTTGGTAAAGGTAATAAACCAACCATGGTCTCATACAAACCAAAAAATGAATCTTTAAGAGAAACTATCACAACAATACTTAACGAATACAAAAAATCTATTTAATAGAATCTGTTGTATTTTTTGTCGCTGAAATTACCGTATCTTTCTCAGTTAAAACTTTTGGTGATATTTTTGGTTTTATCACACTAATATTTTTAGGACTTTCGTTATTTTTAATGACAGGTCTGTCAATATAAACAGTATCGTGAATAATTTGTTTTTCAGGTTTAATCTCATGGGTGATAATTTCGATCTTATCATTTTTAAATTTCGGGGATACATAACGATATAGATTAATAAACACTAATGTTATTACTGAAATGGTTAAGGTTAGAACTATCAATCCCAAATAAAAAGTTTTATTGAATGAGTTATTATTTTTCATTAAATATTTTTTAAAATGTTTTGTAATGAGTGTTTTATGTTTGAAGTAATCTCTTTTTCAAATGATTCTCTACGTTTTTCAACCTCAGTGTCAAACACTAAAGTAATACTATTCCAAAGTTTTTGTTCTAAAAACACAGTATAGGAATATACATGATTAATAACTTTTACTGAACTATTCTCAAGAATTACGAATATTTGTAATTCCTCATTTCTAATGTATCTTTTATTTGAAATTGGAGTTAATAAAAGCACTGTGTCTTCTTTTGATATTAATTTTTTACAAATTGCAATACAATCTCTTTCATATTCAGATTTTTCAACAGTTGGGGTTGAGTATCTGACTAATGAGATAAACCATTTTTGAACTAGTCGTCTTAATTTATGTAGATGTGAATTCATTGTTGTTGGATTAATATAACACAACAAAGATAGTAAATTACTTCTCATTAAACAATAACAATAAAAAATTTTTCCATGTCTCAACGTCATTTTCATTTCTACCTATATTTGCAGAATAACAAGTTAAAACTACATTATTTTTTGTATACCCTTTATTTCTATCTATTCTGTCTAATGATGGTTGTTGTGGATGTTTTGAACAATTTGAGGGTATTAATGGGACATTAAACCAATAACATAGTCCATTTTGTTTTTCATACATTTCATTAATATCTTTAACAGTTAAAGTATGTTCTTCATTTCTTTTACTATCGTTTATTAATGTATTTTGCCATAATCTAACTCGTCTTTCTTTTTGTTTAATCCCTTCAGATTTTCTGAAATCTAAATTTTTTCTTTTTTCTCTTTTATATTCTCTAGTTATGTTTAAAGTACATTCTTTACATTTTAATGCTCTTTGTGATTTATAAAAATCTTCCTCAGTTTTTGTTTCTCCGCAAATTTTACATGTTTTTTGTATTCCCATAGATATAAATATATGGATATAATTAAAGTGCATAAAAAAAGGTTAAATATTTAACCTTTTTTTATGTATTAACAATAAGCTCCTGAACAATGTTTTTTACCGTCCAACCCTTTAATTTTTCCTTTACAAACTTGAACGGCGTGACCATTACTATATGCACTAGGGTAGACATCGTACTTAGCCTTTGCGGACGCTTTACCTCTAGCACATAAAGGTGTACCTGTTTTTTTTCTACCTTCAGTCATTTCTTCATAATCCACATATTGTGATTCCTTATCCATTTCATTTTTTAAGAAATCAAATACTTGGTCCATATTTGTTTTTGCTTCTGAGATGTGGTCATCAGCCCAATCATGACCATTTTGAATAATATCATCAATCATGTTAGGGTCCATTTCCATAATCATTTCAATTTGTCTTTTCATTTGCTTTAAATTAGAAAAGAACATATAGTTTGCATTTTCAACTTCTTGTTCAGATAATACTCTTGTAACTAATCTTGTGATATCTGATTCTGTTAATTTAACTGTTTTCATTATATTGTAGGATAATTTTGTTTTTTATTTACTATGTTAAAGGTTAATTGTTTCTTATAAGTATCTTTCTCACCAGAAGTATTCACTTGAATATCAACATAATATTGATTAGGTATTTTATCTCTCATATCAAATATAAAGTAATACTCGTTTGGTGTTCTATTAATTGGAGTCCAATCTTGAACTAATACTTCAGTTGTTCCTTCTCTAACATAAACTCTATAGAATGCTGAAATATCTTGTAATAAAACTTGACCAGTGTATGCCTTTTTAATTGTAACCCCAACTTTTCTGATATCTGAATTTAGTATTTTTTCATCTTGTAATATACCGTAAAAATTAAATCCATATATCTCAGGTTCTTTTGAAGTTGAACCTATGTGAATGCCAGCACTATACTGTTGTAATGTAAATTGATTTGTAACATTTGGTAATGGCTGTCCATTAATTGTTAAACCTGACCATATATCGTAATATTGACATGGTGTTGGTGAACCTGAAAACCCATTTGGAACGATTACCTCATAGATTCCCTTTGTTCTTAAACAAGTTGATAATGTTGCCATACCCGCAACCGCATCACCGTTTCGGTCTTCAATTCTAACAACAGGGTTTGAATCTAAGTTTTTATAGTCACCATTTTGATAAACATACAAATAGAGTTTGTTTTCTTGACTCTTCAAAAATAAAGTTCTATTGTCTTTAATTAAATCGTCATATGTTGTTTGAAGGAATGGTTGATAAAATGTTTGAGTATGTCTTGAAAAGAATGCAACACTATAACTGTCAGTTAAACCTGTAATGTTTTCAATTTGTGGTAGATATGCAACACCCCAACCTGTAACTCCAGTTATTGTACCATTTAATATACCATTTATTTCATTGGTCATGTCCATGTTAATATTTTCATTTCCAAGTTCAAAATGTTGTCTTGCAACAATAGTCAGACCTGAGAAATTTACGGAACCTTCATTTTTGTTATCATATACACCTGGTTGAGACCAAGTGTCAAGAGTAGTAGTTTGGTACCAATTTGATGGTCGAGTTGAGAACGCTCTACTATCAACATAAGTAATTGGTGTAGAACCACCATTAGGACTATTTTGATTAAGATTAGAATCGTTATAATCAAATCCAACACCTTCATCCCAATCTTGTGGGTTTCCTGTACTACCTGATGTTTTTGGTATTCTAAATAATATTAAATCAAATGAAGTTGCTCTTCTTCTTTCATTTGACATGAATGTGTTTAACAGTTCATTATCAAATGATGACGTATTTGTCATACTAAGAACGTGAGTCATTCCTGTTGTACATCCTGTTGATATTACGCCTGACGTAATGTTTTCCCTCAATAATTCTAAATCCAAATTAAATAGTAATCTACTATAACCATAATTTGGAACAATGAAATCAGATGAACCAAAATTTAACTCAATAATGGGGTTTCTACCAGTATTGACGTATGAGTTTGATTGAATGGTATTATTCTTATCTACGTATGACCTTAAAATTGACATTAATTTTTATTTATAAATATCAATTAAGTCGGATATTGTTATTAAGAATTTTTGTATACGCATTTTGAAGTTCAGTTAACATATCTGGAATGTTTGACCCATCTTGAGTTACCGATACTGGAGGTAATCCTGGATACGCGTGAGTGTGTGTGGTTAAGAATCTAACAATCATATTAATTAACTCTAATAACTCTTCACCTCTAACTAAACTTGAAGTTTTTGGGGTTATTTCGTCAACAAATTGATCTAACGAAATACCATATAATGTATTATCAAAATTAATCTTACCTTTTCCAGGTATTGATGAGTTATGGGATAACAAGAATAAATAATCACTAGCTATTGCACCATAAGTTGTTGGGTCCGCATAATATGCTGATTGAGGTACGGTAGTTGATGTTGTATTTAATGGAGTACCAACCATATCTTTGGCGTAAATTAAACCATAACCACCAACCCTAAGTGCTGGTTTTAATTTTATTTGGTTGTAAATATCGGTTACGTTTTTTATTGACGCATCTGAATTTTCGGTTGTACCTGAAGTAGGTACAGATGATTTCATGATTGAGTAAGTTAAATTATTTGGTCTATAAAAAATTGGAAACTTATTGTTAGAATCTGTGAATAATTGAATTCCTGATTTTGTAACATTTGAATTATTACAAGTTTGAATAAAATTATTAATAAATGCTATAACTTCAGTTTTAGATAATAAACTAAATGATTCTGAGGCAATTAATGATTTTAAATTTTCTTTTACAACAGTATCGACTGTTAAGTTTTTAGAATTTGTAGATAAATCACTTTTTAATTTATACAGATAAACAGCACCTGCAAATTTTTCTTGAGTATTTTCAGGATTAGTTATAACCCATTCAATTAAATAATTAACTTGAACCACAACTTCATTAAGTTGAGTTATTATTTTATCAGGTTGTTTTTGTTTTCTTAATCCAAATCTTGATAGTTGTAAAAATCCTCTTTTAGGGTTACCTACTGGTGGTATATTTGGTTCAAGAGATGAACCCCTAAATTTACCCGCCCTTAATAATACTTCATCTTGTTTTATAATTAAATCGGCACTACCACGGCCTAAAATACCATTATCCCCTGGTTCAGGGAATACTCCTCTGTGAACCGCTTGGTCTGTAAAAGTACCGTCTTGATTTTTTAATGGTTTTGGTGCGGTTAATTGACTACCTGTTCCTGTAAATTTATTTCCACCAACATAGTACTCAAACTTTGTTGTTGTCGGACTTGAAAAAGTACTTTGTATGTAATATTGATTTAAAAATTTAAAATCTTTATTAACATAAATTATCTGTGTTAATTCATCTATTAACGGAACTTGATACATAAAATACGGCATCAAAGGATTAAATACAAATGGGTCTCTTGCTGTCCATTTATCTTTTTCTTCGTTCCATATTGGGTCATTAATACTTTTTATAATATCATTGTAGTTGTCAATTAGTAACTTGGCTCTAATACGGCCCAACATCATCGGGTCTACATTATCAATTACTTGAGCTTGAAAAAATATTGAGTTATCTTCCATTGGTTCTTGATTGATATTCGTCTAATATTTTATTGTATAATTCTTCAACATTATCCAAATAAACGGTTAAATTAATTATGTTATTTTTAGTTAATTCAAAATCTGTGGTTAATTTATCCATATCATCAATTAACTTACTATTAGGGACATTTTTTATATCACCTAAATCTTTTAGTATTTCGTCAAATTCTTCTTTTTTCATTATCTATTTTTTACAAAAACTCTAAATATACCAGGACCTGTAGTTATTACAACACCTTCTCCTTTACTGTTTTCTGCGGCTTCTTTATCCGCACCTTTATGTGTCATTAAATTATAAATACCCATTAAATTTGGTGAACCATCAGGTAAAGTTCCTGTTGGAATACCAACCGACTGTAATAATTCAATTGTATTTATTGTCGATCTTTCAGGTGAAGTACCTGGTAAGAATTGTGTTAATAATAGTAAGGGCATTGGAATTGAACCATCTGACCTACCAAATATTGTTTTTAACAATAATAATATATCAGTTATTAATGACTTACATTTTCTATAATCGTCGACTAATTGAGCTAATATTAAAAGAATATTAACTAATCTTAATATTATTGCGTATTTTTTTAATCTCGCAGATTTTGAGATATCTGCAATTACTGAAGTAACAAGATTTAAAATATCTCTTTTTAAAATATCATACAAAGTTTTTAAAAAAATCGCACCTATTTTAGAAATAACTTCAATATTAAAACTTCTAAACGCAACCAAAAAATCTGTTGAATTATTAACAATATTATTAACGCCACCAAGTGATGTATTACCTGATTGAACTATGTTATTCGCCGAAGTTATATTTTGATTATAGTTGTTTTTAGCGTCACCCTCAACAACCTGTAATAAAGTAAAAATTGGTAATAACACTTTTGGACTAAGTATAGATGATGCAACCGCCAAAGGTATTTGATTTAATATTTCTTTATTTACCGCAACCTCTAAATTAAAGTTTGTTGGTAAAAAGGCTTGCCAATCAGGGTTTTGATATATGGTATCTAAAATACTACTCATAGCATTTACCTGTCCATCTAAATTTAATGTGTCTGATACATCTCTAAATCTACCCAATTCATCGATTAATGTCTCATAATCAACAGGTAATTTAACGTTTTCACAATCTTCAAATTCCATAACACCATTTTGAATGTTAGAGATCCTTATATCTATAGTTCTTAAATCAACTTCAGTTAATTCAAAGAAACTATCATCAACACCATCTAATTCCGCGACTTTTGAAATGCCACTAACATCTATTTCTCTTCTACTATCAAAACAAAGACCTAAAATCCTTTGAATAATTAATGAAAATTTAGTACCTTGTGATATTTCTTGAGCACTTAAATTAGAATTAATGCTTATAGCTCCCGAAATAATATTCACTAAAGATTCCGCAACATCAACACTATCTATTAATTTTATCGTGGAATAATAATCTTTTAAAAACTCACCTACTTTATTTACAGGCTCACCTTCCGTTACACCAGCAGTTGTTAAACTGTTCGCTGGTTTATTAATTAGAGCCACTCTGTAACAATCTTGATTAACACCATACTGATTTGTTGGAGAATAAGCAAAATCAAATAAATCTAATCCAGAAGTTCCTTGGTAATATTTACCATATTCTTGGTAGTATGAACGATTTAAATTTGAGTCCTCCATTCTAAGATTTAATTCCTTATTCATCGGGTATGGTAATGGACCTGAATAAGGTCTAAAAACACCAGATGTAACATTAGGTTCTGGCTTTTCATACGAAATTTTACCTAACTTACTATCGACAGGTGTTTTTAATAATGAACCTAAATCTATAGATTGTACGGGTACATATATCCCTTCACCCGCAGGAAGTGTAGTTAGGGGATTTACCTGTAAATTTAGTTTATCGTAACCATTAAATGTTTGTTCTTGAGAGCAACCTAATGCCTTTATTGCTGCATCACCGATTATTTGTTGAATTTGAGGCTCTATCTTTACAACGACTTCTAAAAGTTTTCTTTTTAAATAAACAAGAGAACTCAATCCGCTACCATTTGTAATATTAATTAATTCTAAAAGTTGGTTAAAAGAAGTTGGTTGGTCCCTTAAATATCTTTTTTGTTGATTTGATATCTTATCTAAAGATGTGTTTAAGCTTGCGGTAGATTGTGCAAATGAATTTCCTGCAGAACGTTTTAATTGTTTTTCTCCAGCAGAAATCTCCTTATAAGTTTTGATTGAGTTTATTTGGCTTTTAGCACTATCAAAACTCTGATTTAAATCCGCCATTATTATTACCTCATTTTATAAGTTTCTTCATCATTAGAAACATCCTTATCAATTAAATTTTGAATAAGGTCATCATCTAAATCTGCAAGAGAAAACGATTCGTTATTGTTGTTATTAGATTTTTCCCAAATACTTGATTGTAATTTAGATAGACTAATTTTTTTCTCAACGCAATCATTTACAATTTTTTGTTGTTTTTCAATTACTGGACCAATAGTCATCATGTCATTAGGGTCTTTTAACATTGAAAGCATTTTATTTTGAATCCTAATTGCAGTTTGTCTTTGTTCTACAAGTTCATTATAGATTTCTTGCATTAAAGACAATATTGAATCTTTACTAAAATTAATTTCTTTACGTTGTGGTCTAGGCATATCTATAAATACTTTTTAATCGGTTTTCATTTTACTTTGAATGAAAATATACAACTTTTTGAATCTTTTCATTGAGCTACGAATTTCTTTTGTACTTAAATTTGTCATTTCTCTTAAAGACAAAAGAATAATATTTTTATTAAACTTATTATTATTAGCACCTGAGAATATGGATTCGTAATTATCGAATAAATCAATTAATGCGTATCCTAATTTTTTTTCATTATCATTTAAATTTTCCCCCTCAATAAAATCCTTTAATTCTTTTAGATATTCTGTAATTATAATACTAGTGTCAACTACGTCGTCATCAATACGATACATCATATCAGGTCTTTCCTCAATACTTTCTGACATATCCTCATAAGAAACTTTTCTGTTAGTTTCTTTTTGGTCTTTTATTATTTGACCCATTAAGTAATTTTTACAAATAGTTCCAAAATAAGAATATGCTTTTTTTTCCTTTGAAGGTTTAAATTTGTCAACCTTGGTCATTAAGAATGAATGAGTATCACAATGGATTTCAGTAAAATCCATATCTTTACGATATAACTTATATCGTCTAATAATAGATGATATCATCTTATCTAAAGGACCTCTTAAGAATTCGTTATATATTTTGTTCTTCTCTTCTGAAGTTTCTGCCAATAAAAAATTTCTTACTGCGGTCTCTTCTCTAACATCAAAATAATTTATATTTACCGTTTTCCTACCCCTTTTTTTAGATGAAACATCTTCTGTTGTTGCAGATAGAGTTTCTTGCATTATCCATTTTCTGATTGATATTTTATGACCCTATCGTCAACAAAGAAAAATTCTTTTTTTGCAGTTTGAACCCAAAATTTAACTTCGTCTTCTAACATTTTGTTTTCACCAAACTTATAATTCCAAAAAATTGAACCTTCTCTCATGTTGGTGTGTTTATACCCAAGTCTAGGTATTGTCATAATTGATACAGAATTGTAGGTTAATCTTAATAAAAACTCATAAACAAACGTTAACTTGATTGAGGGTTTAAAACCTCCAAAGTCTTCAATAACTTGTTTTTTAATAACAGCGCCTGCTGTTTGGAAATTTTGATAGTCTTGTAAAGTTTCATTAGTTAAAAATCCCATTTCTTGACTAAAGTTTGCCGCAAAGGTTGCTTCATTGGTAAAACCGGCAAATAAACCTTTTTCGTCCGTTTCAACAACCACAGGTAAAAATACTTGAGTTTCAGGATATGAACCAATGTATTTTTTAACATTTTTAAACCATATTGACGAGTATTCATCATCAAATTCAAATAATGAAACCCAAATACCTTTTGCGTTTTTAACCCCAAAATTAACTTGTTCTGCATAACTAGGTTCTTTATCCCATAATAATTTTGTAACATTTATATCTCCAAAATCATAACCATTTAAATGGTTAACTAATGATTCTTCAGATGTGTGTACAATTATTAACTCTTCAATATCAACAGTTTGTGATTTAATTGAGGTTATTGCCTTTTCAAAATAGTCATTAAAATCTCTAGATTTTGATGATTTGATAGGTAGTATGATTGATAGTGATAATTTTTCGTTCATATTATTCTTCTGTTTTAGATATTTGTTGTTCAAACGACTCTGATCTTACGTTTAGGTAGTTTTCAAATAACGAAATTACCGTAGAGTCAAATTCTTGTTTATTAGTATAGTTTTCAACCGTTTTCTTCATGTTTTCATAAAGATCAGTCTTGATGTTATCTTCTAACCAATTTTGAATATAGTCAGCAATAAAATCACAAATCATTGTTTTGTTTGTTAACCAAACACCATTATCATCATTCATCCATTCAGGTTGAATATTTGGAGTTTTACCAATAACAGGTACTCCTGATGCCATAGATTCTAATGGGAAGGTACCAAAACCACTCTCGTCATCAATCCAAACACTAACAAAACAATCTCTTAATGAGTTCGCAAATTCTTTTTCAGAAAGTCCTCTTAAGTCTCTAAATGTAAACCATCTATATTGTGGAAATTTTAAATAAAAAGTCTTGATAATGTTAATAGTATCTTCTTGATTTTTAGTGTGAACTCCAATGATTGGCATTGGTGGGACATTTTTCGGGTAAAAACTATCTGTAATTAAAGGTTTAATAATATCAAAACTTGATTGTCTCATAACCGTTTCAATATACTCCTGTTGTTTTGTTGTTGTTGTTAAACATTTAAAGAAACCATATTGAGCCCAATTTTGACCAGGTTGTAATGTTTCCACAATGTGATTATAGTTTTGGGTAAAAACTATTTTACCACAAGGTAAATTTTTAATTTGGTCCATCACGTACCCAAACAATTCAGGAACAACAATAAAATCTTCAGGCGCAATTTCTAAATTTTGACCTTCAATTGCTCTGTGAGGAATTGACATGTATTCTTCATCAAGCCACGCAACAACACCAGCATATTCTTTTTTCTCGTGAAGAATTATAGGATTAAATCCCGCATCTAATAGCGATTTTGCCATTTGATAAATTAATCTAACAGAAGCTTTTGCATTACCTTTAGTATCTTGAATAAGAAAATAAATTCTTGATTTTCTATCTTTTAGGTTTTGAATCGACTGTTTTACTTTTTCGTTTAACGATGTATCCATATTAATAATGATTTATAAGTTTTTTATTTAATAAGCTATTAAAAGCTAACCTGAAAGGTATACTTGTATTTGAACTTGATTTCATTCCTAACTGCTCATCAATTTCTTCATGCTCAGTTAAAATGGTGTCCACCAACATTTTTACCATTTCAAATTTTATGATGTTAATCCTTGTTTCTGTGTTACCTGAAGTTTCACCTTCAGTATATTGGTTAGACATGTCCAAATATTCTTCAATTTTGTCTAAATCAATATAGTAGTTTTCTCCTAATACTTTAATCATATAGCTCTTTTATTTTTGTTTGTAATTCTTTTATTTTTGTTATCGAATGTTCTGTTTCAACATCCTTGTTATATAATGTTTCATATTTTATAACAATTTTTCCTTCAGGATGATTTAATAATAAGTTAGGATTTGCTGTAAGTAAAACGTCTATTGAATTCCACATTGAATTAATTGTTGGTTCACTATAAAATTTAACCATTTCAACAAGACAACCAAATTTTGAAATGAAGAATAGAGACGCTGGTTTTGATTTACCAATTTCATCGGAAACGATTAAAATATCATGATTATCTCTCATATCTAAATAAAAGTCGTTGAAATCCATCATACTTGATACCTCAACTGAACCCGCATGACCGAAGATTTCCATGGTATGTTCTTTGTATAAAAAATTATACAGTTCATCTTCATCTTTAAATTTCAAGTGTTTACCAATATCTAAACTACTCAAGTCAGAAATTACCTCATATTCAGATTTTTCCTCGTCTTCTTTGAATGGATTATCCAAATACCATTTTTCGTATTCCTGTTGTATTTTTTTTAAAGTATCTCGTAAAACACCATTTAACTCTATTGCAATTCTCATTCTGTTTCGTTATCGTATTTTTGTAATATTTTACTAATTAAAGGATTTCTAACAATATCGTTTTTATCTTTAAATTCAAATGTTGAAATATATTTGTCGTCTCTAAATTTTTCAATTGCATCCCATAATCCACTGTGAGTTTTATTTTTGTATCTATCTGATTGCTCAACATCGCCAGATATAAAGAATTTACTATTAAACCCAATTCTTGTCAATAGTAATTTCATTTGACTTGGTGTTGCGTTTTGACCCTCTTCAAAAATTAAAATTGAGTTATCAATATTCATACCTCTCATAAACGCCAATGCAAACACCTCAACAATTTCAAGTTCTTTTAATTTTTCTCTAATTTCTTTTCCTACAATTTTATTTAACAAATAATAAGACGGGAAAATATAAGGGTCTAATTTTTCTTCAACATT